AAACTTGCACCCGGGCCATCTGGTGAGATAAAACCATAAGCGCCTCCATTACGTATCTGCTTTAATAACTCGTTATCACCCTCATTCTCTTTTAATACGTTTCTGTAAATAGCTTTGATTGGTGATTGTCCGTATAACTGCGCTCCTGTTAGCGTAAAGTCAGGGTTAAATGATTTAAAATGCACAACTTGGTGAGCCGGTATTGGAACTTCGGTCATATAAACCGATCGCATCTGATAACCTTTGATAGGCTCAAACATACCTCCAGAGATAATTTCAATAAACTGACTAGGCAAAGAGTAAAGTTGTGACCAGATTTGTTTCTCGGTCATTGCAGGATCCTTGCCATTTCCAAAAATGTAACCATCGCCAGTACATAAAAAGAACCCAGCTAAATCAGTCATCCATTCCTCGTAAGTCTGTTGCGGATTAGGCTTGGCTAATAGGTCAAGAATAGGATTGCTTTCAACCTGATTAAACATCTGCTCTTTAAGTTGCAAAGTCCGCATCTTAGCAGTTGGGCCCTCAGCCATTGACATGTTCTCAAAAACCTTTAAATGCTTTTTAGTAACGCCTTCTTTTACTTCGTATAGGCAATAAGCGCACTCTGCTATTTTCTTAGAGATAATATCAATGCAGGTATATATGTCTGCGTTTTTCTTGAATCCTTCCTCAACAAACTTTACCTTATCTTCAAAGTCAACTATGACCTGATTATTGCCAATCCAGCCAAATACATTTTGATTATAAAGGTTAGCGGTTATCTGTTGCTGAAGTCCAGGCATTAACGCCTCAAGTTGAGTAGTAGCTGCCTTCTCAATGTCAGCTTTGAATATCTTAGAAAATACGCCCATGTTAATTCCAATCAAATGAATATTCTTGTTTAATTTTAGATGCTAACTTATTCAATGCCACATACCTCAACGGATCAATGAGGTGATTAAAAGAATCAATAGGCTCATTCAGCATCCTGCCTGTTTTATCTTTTTTCCAAATATAGCTAAATAATTCCTTTTTTAGATTATGGCTATTTGCGGTAACATTTATCTTATATCTTTTAAGAATGTCAATGCCTTGCTTGATACTGTCGGGCCCTTTCATCGCGCCATGTATGTTAAAACCTTCGGCATAGATTTCTTGTATTGACTTAGGCTCTGCGCTATCCGCAATAATCTCTTGATCTTCAGTAACTCCAAATTCTCGCAGCTTACGACAAATATCCATGTTAGTTAGCCTAGTCTCATAACACATCTCATTTACCCATAACTCGCCGCCTGATTTGTAAACTTCTATTATGCCTGTCGGATCATTCGTGAAACCAAAGTCAATGCCATAGCTGATTAGTTCCGCATCCTCTGGGATCCGTTCACAAATGGCCCAGTTTCTAAAAATAACGCCCTCAATTTTACCTGTCAAACCTCTGGCATAAACTCGCCATAGTTCTAAGTCTAATTCCTTAATATCCTCAATCCTTTGATGATCCTCTTGAGATATAAATGGATTATGCCTGTGATCTGAGATAATTAGCTTAGTATCTGGCTGACCGATTAACTTAGTATGCGCCCAGAACTCATTAGTCGGGTTGTAGTCTATGTAAATTTGATTCTTAGTCCTAATAGCTAACTGCCAATAGATCTGGTAGCTTATACCATTAGCCTCATTCACAAAAAGATAGTCACGCTTACCATTCTTAGCAGACTGCTCATTTTCGAAAGATACAAACTCAATCAAAGAACCATTCTTAAAATAGATAATTCTTTCGGTTCTATTCCAAAATTTTAACTGGGACTGTAAATATTTGTTATCTGCAAAGATATTCTCTGCATCCCGGTACGCACCTTTACGCAAGTTTGGCAATGATTCCCCAGCTACTGTAATGACTGACCTTTGCTCTGTGACTGCTTTATAAAATAGCAGTTGCATGATTGAGTAGGTCTTGCTGGAAGATGTGCCGCCTTGATTAATTAAGACCTTTTCTTTCGCCTTATAATTCTCATAAAAGACAGGAGAGCATTTAAACATCTTCTATCTCATTTTCATTATTGGCTAATGGCGGAGCAGTATTGTAAATTATTGGGGCAGGGATGCTTAACAACAAATCACCATCTACGGAAACTTCTTGCTTTGGTTTGCTCCATCTGTATTCCATAAACATTTTAAGCGCTGCCATATCGCCCTCCTCTAACTTATCATTTAGCAATTTTAACGCCAGATCATCCATAGGTGATAATCTTGCAATTAATGCTATCTCATCTGATTTAGGCGGTCTGCCTCCATTATTACCTATCTTGCCAGTATTATTTTTTCTACCATCTGCCATACAAATTATTTAGTTTAAATCAGTTAACTAATTATTCAAATCAAAGTTACAAAAATCTGATAACTTCCTAATTTTTGTATAATCTGGATTAAATTCACAATCATTCAAAGTATCTATCCGTTGTTTGATGCAGCGGATGAATAGGTCGCGGCGTTCTTCTAAAATGTTGTTTATACTAATTATTTCTCCTTGCTTCATATTATCAACTATCAGGAAAGCCTTTGCTAAATCTTTGTCCGCTATCATACTTTATATTTATTGCTTTTCATAGTAAGACATAATAGCCTCACAAATATCTTCAATCTTATACTTCATTAATGACCTTTTTCTAAAAAAGTCCATTAATATGCATTGGTGTAAATGATTAAACATTGGATTGTAGTGTTAATATTATCGGATTATCTATTTTTTTGTAAAACCAGTACTTAGTCATCCAATCAGCAACGGTTGCCATTGGTAAATTAAGCAATCTGCCAGCTTCGGTCGGAGGTATGTTATTACCAATGCAATACTCTAATGCTTCAGCAATTATTTTTTTTTCATGCCGATTGCCGTATCGTTTACCCCTGCCACCGATATTCAATGGTAATAGTTCAGTTTCGCAATTCATATACTTTAAATCCTTTACTTTTTAATTCCTCTATTCTAAACTTTTGCAACTCTGATAATTTTCCTGTCTCTGTCTTAACCTCAATAAATTGAAAGTCATTATCTTTAAATGCAACGAGATCAGGTATGCCATTTTTATTGGTTTTGATTAATTTTATTACGTACCACCCCTGATCCTCTAATCGCTTGATAATCTTGCTTTGTACCTGTTGTTCTTTCATAGTGCGCTAATGTGAAATTTTTCTTTTTTTGAATAAGTTTATAAATCTTAGACTCCATACCTCCTTCAGCAAAAACCCAGTAGACATAATTTTCTGTTCTGTATTTGGTTGTCATTCTATCACGTGCCTGCCAGTAGGTAACTGCTGAAAAATCTATTTCAGCCATCACAAGAAAATCAGCCTTAGAAAGATTAATACCTTCCCTTCCGGACACAAACTGCAACGCAATCCATTTATCAGTTGTGTTAAACTCTTCCAAATCAGTTGTAAGTCTATCACCAATAACATTCTTTAGGTTTTGTAATTGAGCGACATACTTATAAAATATTGCTATTTTATCATCCTTAAATTTGTTCAAAATAAACCTTGCCTTAGTGTCATCCAAAATAATAGATGTCCCATCTTCAAGCTTAACAGTTCCGCTTGTAAGCTGGTGTTCTTTCTGCATGAGTTTGACTCCTGTATCTGCTAAAATTATACCTTTTGATCCAGTTACAACAAAATCGCGCTTTAATTTTTTAATAATCTCATAGGTTCTGTGCTGCATCTTTACGCTTAATACTATTTCATTTACCTTGCTGACAAATCCTGATTCTTTTTGTGTAAAACGTAAAGTAAATGCATTCATGTCTGCCATAATTCGGACAGAATCCGCATCGTTATAATCAGATACAACGGCGTAGCCTAAATTCCTTTGCTTGACCTGAACATAGTCCTTTGCCCATTGATAAAAGTTTTTATAATTTTTGTAGGGGCTATTGCTTGAAAGCTGAAGCTGGTGATAGATTTGTGAAAATGATTCCGGGGTGCTTGTGCCTGTCATAAGGATGCAGGGTATATTTGCAAATCGTTTAACCATAATCTTTTGGTTTGTTCCTGCCTTCGGGAACGCTCCGTACTGGTGCGCTTCATCATAGATTACAACATCAAATTTATTGCTTTCAATCTTATGTATTGATTCCTTATTGATTATTTTAATATCAAAAGTATATCCAAAATTATCATAGTCTGACTGTATAGACTGAAATGCCTTGATTTTAGTAATAAACAAAACAGAACTGGCACCAAATTTTTTGCAAGTTTCTAAGGCTATAAGAGTCTTTCCGCATCGAACCTCGATTGAAAAGTAAACCATTCTGTTTTGACTCAATATCGTGCAGGCTTTATCTGATAAATCCTGCTGATAATCTCGCAGTTTAAAAAGGGATTGGATCATCGTCAACCTCCTTTCCTATGCTAAACCATTTCATTCCATTTGAATTGCCATCATTATAATCAAAATCTGCAAAGGTGCAATATTTCTGTATCCAGATATTAAATTTCTTGCGGGTTAGCCACTTCTTAAAGTCTTGGTACTCATCAATAAAATTATTGAAATAGGTGACCTTATCATGTCTTGTGTTTAATGCCACATTTTCGGTATCCCTAATCCATTCATAGAACTCCATCGAAGTTTCAGCAATAAATTTCCTAAGTTTAATATTCTTAGCATCCTGTTTGATTAATCCATTATTAAGATATAATTGTAAGCATAAGACCATGTAATTGTCAAAGCGTTCAAACTCTGATAAATCCCAGTCATCAAAAAGTTGTTTATTAAATTCATCATAAGGGGTTAATTTCCTGCCATAGTACTGTGATATTTCAATCTCATGCCTACGTCTATCATGACTATTACCCTCTCCTTTTATCGCATAGTTTGTGCTGATCATCATCTTGGGACTGTCCTCAACCTTTATTTTTATAGCATCCTTATTCTTACGTTCTAATGTCATGCCTTCAGTAACGATGCTGAATTTGCTCTCAAAGTCAAAATTCTTTTTAACATCATCAAATACTAATATTTGCGTTTCAGGGTTTACTGTCTGATACGGGAACGACTTCTTATCATCAAAGGTCTTGCCATCCAAAATTGACACACGCCTGATCTGCCGGAGTCCTTGAACAAGTAACCCTTTGCCTGTTCCCCCTTCTGGGTTTTCGCTTATAACCTCATCATTTAAGATTATAGCCTTATTATTCATTTTATTCTTGTAAGTCGATAGAAGGTATCCAATAGTACATTCAATAGGCATTGGGTTTGAGTTTGATATATTATTTACAAAAACCTTATAATCATTTTCAATATAATCGCTCTTTGCAAAGTCACGCTGTATAATCTGTGATTCCCATACATACCCATTAACATCAATGTAATCAATAAGTTTGGCAGTTGATTTAGTAACCTCTAAAATACCGTTTTTAAAGGCAATAAATGATTTATCCTTTAAGTCTTTTAATAGCATTAAATCAATTGTATTAAGCATGAGCAAATAATTCTCACTAAAAAGAGTCATGTAATTAGCACAAAATCCCCAAACATTATGCTCTCCGTTTTTAAGAAGGTAGTCTAAAACAAAATCCTTAATCTTTTCTATGGATGTTTCAGAGACCTTATTGCTTTCGATTTTTACCCAGGTAGGCTTTTGGGTTTCATTTGGAAAGTATTTTTTAAATCCATTACGCTCTAAGAATAATTTATATTTAAAAGCATCAATCTTAATTTTATCATTACCGGACTTATCCTTTTCAAAATACCAAAAATCTTCAATGTCTGCAACCTCTTTGATTTGGTTATAAATATCCTCATCAATATTATGCTTTGTTAAAACCTCTTTTTTACCATTTTTTAGATCAGTCTTTATTCGATTAATTTTGGTATAATCCTCAAAATATTTGCTTTCAAACGATCTCTTTTTGTATGCACTCTTTATGGCTGTTGTTGCTTCTAATTCTGTAAATCCTGAATGAATAACATTGTTGACAATATATCCTATTGCATTTTCTAATGTTATTCCATACTCACAAAAGGCTCCTGCCAGATCAAAGATGTATGTGTTACGCTCCCCTTCAATAAAATCACGTTTCCAATTCCATTCTAATATTTTCTTAATGATTAGATCCTGATCTGTAATGGGAACCATTGGTACTTTATCTTGTACCATAAACCCTTCATCCTTTATTTCAGGATTAAATATCTCTGCTTCTAAATTTACATAAATATTAGGATCGTAAGATTCAAAACATACCCGGTCAACATTAGAGTTTGATATATCAAAGTATTCAAAATCAAACTCCTTCTGAAAAGCCTTAAATATTAAAGGATGTGTTTCCTTTGTTAAATTGTCTGATACTCTTACAACTCCCTTAAGTCCATTTCCAGATGGTGAAATAAATAGTAATACAAAATGTGGGTTTTGTTTAAGAAATTCCAAATGCATTGCCATTGTCTGCTGATCTGGATATTTATCAAAATCAACAACCATAAGACCTGAATGCTTCTTTAATGATTTGGAGTTTCTTTCATTAAATATCCCTGCAAAGAGAATACAAGGTAGTTTATTTTTTAGTGTTTTATCTCCCGACCGTATCTTATCGAGAATATCTTTAGATGCTCCCCTTCTAATTCGTTCAATCACTTTGGCAAGTGGAACGTGAAAGGGGACGTCTTGAGATTTGAATAAGTCTTTAAATACTGATATTTCCATGATTAAGCAATTAGGTTTCACCGTAGCGGCGGCTACTCCCTAATGCTTTAAGTTCTTTGATGGTATCCGCTAATACTAAGTACTAAATTAATAAATAAATAAATAAAATCAATATTACACCACGTTTTTTTACTGTTTTAAAAATGTGTTGCGGGAATCATCGTTTAAACTATATTAAAGGCACTCCGCAACACATTTTCACATTTTTTTGACTAATTCAGGGGGGGGGGGGGTAAAATTTAAAAATGTTTCTACCCCCCCTAGGAAAACCCCTAAAAACGCGCACTAAAAATCAAGGTCATCCTCTACTTCTTCGGCCTCAACAGGTGCCGAATCTTTGACTAAATATGCCTTAAGATACGCTTCAAGCACATTGAACACTAAATCTGCCTGCCCTGACTCCTTTTCAGTTAAGGATTTATTGTATTTAAACTCAGGAACGTAAAATTTAACGGCTCCCTTCTTACCCTCTCTTGCAGATGATACTTCTACCCATTCATCAGAGAGTCTTGCCCTGCTCTTTTGGGTAAACTCTCCCCATGCTTGAACAGCAGATCCTTTAAGCTGAATGTTTGCAATAGTTCCATCCTCAAGCATAATATAGATTGACTTCATGTAATGCCCACCAGCTGCATTGACTTTCTCTTTAATGTCTTTGTATAAACCTCTGGCAATCTCATTCCCTTTAAATGGCTTAACGGTCATCACTTCCTTTGAGATGTATTTTACCTCATTAGAATAGATCCCGGAAGATGTAGCATCGTTCCAACCTGAGATAGTGTGCATTTCATCAAGCACTAAGAATTTAAAAGGTAGAGAAACTGTAACGTTTTTCTTTTCCTCTTTGTCCCAGTACTCAAAACATTTGTCATTTGATTTCCATTTCAAAAACTTTTGTGAAGGGTTAGATTGCGGTTGTGCAAACGCTTGTTTGCGATTTGATTGAGTTTCCATTTTTGGAATTAATTTAAGTTATGAGCGGGAATTACGATGCCCCGCCCTTGCATCTTAAAGAAGTTTAATAGCGACATTTTGCGCGCCATGTATTATTTCAGGTTTATTAATTATTTCGCCTTCCAATGTAGAGATAGGATCAATTAATGATTTAAGAAACGTTTCGCGCTCTTTAATCAATTCTTTAGTATGATTAAGCAAATTATTAAGACGAAACCATTCAGAGTCATTACAAGCGCTAAAATCATATTTGTCAGGATTTTTACGTTCAATAATTTGCGCTTCATGCATTGTCAGTCCACCCTTTTGAATTTGTTTGGCTGCAATCAAAGGTCTAATGTTATTGACTAATTCTTTAAAAAACTCCTCTCCTTTGGCTGCATAGATAAATGTTTTTAAAGCATCCTGATTCCCATTAGTTACATCTTCTACAATCCATTTTGCAAGATCAATTCTTTGGGTTTTTGTTGTTGATATTAAACTATTTAGCTTAATGTCAAATTCTTCTATTTCTGTGTTCATTATAAATAAAAATGCCTTATACCGGGTTTGGACTGGAAGATCCGCCCCCGAAATAAGGCTGTTAAAATGTTTTTAAATACCGCTTCCAGTCGGTTTATCTAAATTAAAAAATTATTATGTTACCTGCAAATAAAACTTTACAAAAGTATCCATCACGAAAAGCATCGCCAGTAAAATCATGAGAAACATAATCGCCCAGAACGTCCGATTTTTCTTTGGATCCTCGTCTTCGTGAAAGTGCATCATGTTAAAATCTCCTTAGTTGAAATTTTACGAATGATC